TTCTTGAGTTGGGAGAACTCGGTGGTCTCTGGAAAAATGTGGCAGGTCGTTATGAGATAGACGGTAAGAAAGTCTATGCCAAAGCAATCTACAAAGATCCTGAATCATACTTCACCCCAGAGGTGATGGAGAAGTTGGATGCAATTGCAAAAGAACAATTTAGTTATGGGTCTTGATGGAACAAATTGAAGTCACAATTCTAAGAAATCTAATTCACAATGAGGACTATGCTAGGAAGGTTATCCCCTTCCTACAACCCGAATATTTTGAAGATCGTATCAAAAAAACTATCTTTCTTGAGACTTCAGAGTTCATTGTCAAGTATGACTCCCTTATCTCACTTGAAGCTCTTCAGATTGAGATTTCAAATCGATCTGATTTGAGTGGAGACGATATTCAAGAAGCAAAGAAGTGTATTGAATCTTTGGAAGTGAAAGATGTTGACCAGAAGTGGTTGACAGATTCTACTGAGAAGTGGTGTCGTGATCGTGCTATTTACTTGGCACTCATGGAGTCCATTCATATTGCAGATGGTAACGATGAGAAGAAAAATCGTGATGCCATTCCTAGTATTCTAAGTAATGCCTTAGCAGTTTCTTTTGATAACCACATTGGTCATGACTATCTACAGGACTTTGAAGAAAGATTTGAGTCTTACCACCGTAAAGAAGATCGCATTCCGTTTGATCTCGATTACTTTAACAAGATTACGAAAGGCGGCCTACCTAACAAGACTCTTAATATCGCTCTTGCTGGCACAGGTGTCGGAAAGTCTCTTTTTATGTGCCATATGGCTTCGTCCTCGCTCTTATCGGGGTACAATGTTCTGTATATCACTATGGAGATGGCAGAAGAAAAAATTGCTGAGAGAATTGACGCGAATCTTTTGAATGTAAATATACAAGAGATTACAGATCTTCCTCGTCCTATGTTTGAGAGTAAGGTATCAAACCTTGCAAAGAAGACTCAGGGCAACTTGATCATCAAAGAGTATCCCACCGCGAGCGCCCACAGTGGACACTTTAAGGCACTGCTTAACGAACTTGCACTTAAGAAGTCATTTAGACCTGATATTATTTTCATTGATTACCTTAATATATGTGCTTCCTCCCGTTATCGCGGAAACGGCAATGTCAATTCATATTCGTATATTAAGTCTATTGCAGAAGAACTTAGAGGGTTGGCTGTTGAAGCAAACGTCCCTATCGTTTCTGCCACGCAGACCACTCGTTCTGGTTATGCTAGCTCTGATATTGACCTTACTGACACTTCGGAGTCCTTTGGTCTCCCTGCTACTGCTGATCTTATGTTTGCCCTTATTTCTACAGATGAGCTTCAGGAACTCGGACAAATTATGGTGAAGCAACTGAAGAATCGATATAACGATCTTTCAGTTTATAAACGATTCATTCTTGGCATTGATCGTGCAAAGATGCGACTCTATGATTGTGAGCAGAGTCAGCAAAACATTATTGATGGTGGTTTGGATGAGGAAGAGAATCAGTTTTCACCGAAAGATAAGTTTGCAAAACTGAGTTTCTAATGTTTGATGAAAGCAATTATCCAATAAAAATGTCAAATGTTCTTCCTGATAGATTGTTTGAATCTATTCAGGATGAATTGATTGATTGGAGATTGACGAATCAATCTTACAATGATGATGATCCAATATTTTGGACACAGAGTCTGAACTATAAGAATACTAATATTGTCTTTAGGGAAGCTCAAACAATCATCAAATATAAGTTGATGAAAGTTCTTCGTAGACCATTAAATTCATTTCGTATTCATACAAATCTTGCTACATCTGGTCAAAGGGGTAGTGTTTTTCACACTGATGATTTTAATCCTGGAAGATTAACTTTCGTTTTATTTGCAAATAGTAACTGGGATGTTCAATGGGGTGGTGAAAATGTAGTTTATAATCCACATCTTGAGGAATATTGCTACACTACTTTTGTTCCCAATTACGGTGCTTGTTTCCCATCAGAGTGGGAACACTATGGCGCATCTCCACTTTCACACACAGATGAGCCTAGAGTAAGTATTGCATTTTTGTACGATATCGTGTAAAATAAAGAGGTATTCAATTAAACCTATGAGCGTTGACACTAAGAAGTATGTTGAATTTGTCGATGCGGTCACGTCGGAACCGTCGAAAGATCATGAAGCATTCGTTTATCGTCTTCAAGAACTCGAAGGCGAAGAGTTTCCTGCCGAGCGACTGCTTACTGCATCTGTAGGTATGTGTGCAGAGGCGGGTGAGTTTACTGAGATTGTAAAGAAGATTTGCTTCCAAGGCAAACCTGTCAATGAAGATAATCTGTTTCACCTGAAGCGTGAGCTGGGTGACATTATGTGGTATGTTGCTCAAGCATGTATTGGTCTGAACATCAGTCTCGATGAAGTAATTGAGATGAATGTTGAGAAACTAGTTGCACGTTATCCTGGTGGTGAGTTTGATGTTCACTATTCTGAAAATCGTAAGGAAGGTGATCTGTGAATGACTTCAAAGTCCCCTTTGCTATCGTATCTTTCCTGTTGGTTCAGGGTGCGGGTGCTGTCTGGTGGTCCTCACAAATAGACGGACGAGTTAAGACTCTCGAAGCAGAGAGTCTAAATATTGCCAGAGAAAACCGTAGGTACATTGAGCAAGTGATTCAACCATCCTACGGAATCAGCAGTTCATGGAAAAACCAATACCACGATGAGTGGGTTCTAAAAGGAGGCTGGAAATGAGTAAAAAATCAAAGAAGAACTCAAAAGGGGATACTTGGGAGTGGGAAGAAACACCCGAGATGCGTGAAGCATTAGAACGACTACATCAAAACATTCGAGAACTGGAAAAGAAAAACGCACCTGATTATGGAGTTGGAAAATGAAACTACTCACACTTGAAGACTATCAAAAGGCAGGAGAAACATTCTGGCCAAAGTATTGGTATGTTGCCAAAGAACTTGGTGAAGATGTAAAACCTGAGCAAGTTTTAAAAGTTATGGAAGCAGTCGGTGGTATTGCACTAAAATTTGCACTTGAAGAAAAAGAAGGTCCATTTGGGTTCAACAAAAAAGAAGACGAGCAAGATACAACTGAATAAAATAAATAGAGGCAAACGCCTCTTTTTTCATGCCTTCACTATTTGGTAAATCTACAAATGGCACTCCGAATTGGGATAAGTATGTAGTAAATAATAATTATCAATCAGTCAAATATACTATAGAAACTCCAGCATTTTTCTTTAAGAACGTAACAAATACTAAAGAAGATAATATTTTAGGAGAACTTGCACCTGGAACTGAATTATCCATAATCAGCCCAACAAAAATTAATATTAGTGCGACAAAAGCATCTGGAGTTCCCCGCTCATTCAGTTCAAAGGAAGCTGCCAGAGTTAGAATTGGTGGCAAAAATGGATATGTTCTTCTCAATAAAATTAAGAAACCAACCAAAGCGCCAGATAGTGTTGAGAAGAGAACAATTAATATGGCGCAATATGTTCTCAATCAATTAAAGGAAATTGCTGGAGTTGGTAAGAAATATAAAAGTGGTATTGATATTGAGGTTGAAGGGTTCGGTTTGATAACCGATGTTGCCACTGTGCAAAAAGTTCCAGAAAGAGTTAATAATAGAGAGGCAAAAGCTGATATTGTTCTTAAAAATTCCAAAGGCGATAGACTGATTTATATTTCTCATAAGGCTGCTGGTGGCGCAAAAGCATTCCAACAATATGGTGGCATATCTGAGACTGCAGGAACTAAAGAAATGCCTGGATTGATTTACAATAATCCTGAGGTTCAGAAATTTTTGAATGATCTTTATGCACTTTATCAGTCTTCTCTAGAGGGTACTGGAAACAATTTAAACCCCTTTGAAAATGGTGAATTGAAAGTTGGAAGATTGTATAGACCTATACGAGACACTACACTTATAAATCAGTCGGTTTTTGGTCCTGGTTTTGGTGGTCCATCAGGGATTGATAATGTAGATGTGATCGCACAAGGCCCTTTCATATTCAAACCATATATAAATTCTGAGGGTGATATATTATTCACACTGAGATGGGATCACTTTGATTATCGTGGTGGGGACATTGATGATTTCAATAGTGGTCAATATCAGGCCCTTTTGGTTTCAAGAAGTTCAAGTGATAGGAGAACAAAAACATCTCAAGGTGATATTCCAAAAGTCAGAACTGGTATTTTTAATAGATCATACTTATCGGGACAGTCCGTAAACATCGATGCCATCTTATAATAAATAATATTATGAAAAATTTTCTAGCGTTCATCACAGAGGCCTCGGGAGCCGCCGCCCAAGCAAAGGCGATGGGCTTGACAGGGGACG